ACAAGCTTCAAGCAACAAGCGCTTGACAAATAATAAATATAGGATTATAAAGGATATATGTTAAAGAAAGAATTAGAAAAAATAGTTGGAGGATTAAGTAAGCCAAGCAAGATGCCTGGACCTGCTTATAACCTGCCGGCCTCAAAATGTATAACAGGCTCCAAGCTGGTAAAGATTAAAGGCTCAGTTTGTGAAGGTTGTTATGCCCTGAAGGGTCGATATAGATTCCCAAATGTACAAGCAGCCCTGGAGCGTAGACTGAAGGCCATCGAGTCACCGCAATGGGTGGACGCTATGATACAATTAATTAAGCCTCATAAAGAATTCAGATGGCACGACTCAGGAGATATACAGAGCCTGGAGCATCTACAAAATATTTTTAGAATTTGCAGGAAGACACCAGGCACCAAGCACTGGTTGCCAACGCGTGAAGCGCAGATCTTGAAGCGTGTATCTGTTAACGAGGTGCCAAGGAACCTGGTCATCCGGTTCTCTTCACACATGATTGATCAAGCGCCGGTTAACTTCTGGCCCTGGACATCGACTGTTACAACAGATGGCAAGCACAGCTGCCCAGCTGCAAAACAAAATAATGAGTGTAAAGATTGTAGACAATGTTGGGATCGTGATATAAAAAATGTTTCATACGGTAAACATTAATGCACGAATTTAAACACCCAAAATATTATAAAGAATTACGCAAGCGTAATAAACTGGATCAGGCCATTAGCGACGAAGCTTCGACGGAAGCGACAAGCGTGCGTCCTGGTCCGGGCCTCAAGCCGCAAGCTTCAAGCGCCAAGCTACAAGTTTTCAAGCATCAAGCTACAAGCGTCAAGCCCCAAGCTGCAAGCTTCAAGCGACAAGCCACAAGCGACAAGCTCCAAGATTCTTGAACCACGAAACAAATGAAAACGATTAGCGGACCTCGGACCGAGGGTCTCTGCTAAGATAAATGTATTGTGCGGATGCTTCACGTGAAACGCAATTTGATGTGGACTAAAACGTATTTTTTTACCCTTGGTTACTTTTAACTCTACTGTAAAAAAAGTGCCAGAAGTATTGTACCCCAATAGATCAGGCATGCCAGGAATAGTAAGGTTTTCAATCCTATTCCAGATAATTTTAGGTGTTTTAGCTTTAAGTTTTTTATATAATTTAACTTCAGCACCCACTAGTTTTTAGAGGTAACATCGTCATTCTTTTTGCTGTTTTGTTTTGGTTTTAACGACACTAACATAGCAATTAAAGTAAACACTTCAGCGTATGGTCTTTTAGATAAATAATCTAAAAGTTGCTTTCTTTGTTCATTTGTTATTTCCATTTTACTCCTTTCTAATAATCCTTCATTACGCCTGGCGGTAATATTAATTTTTTATCTTTATTTGGTTTTAAAACTAATCTTAAACCTTGTTGTGCACCTATTATATTATTTTCTTGCACTTCCATTCTTCTAATCTCTTCTAGATAACCATCAACTTCAATATATATTCTGGCATATTGAACTGCATTACCTCTGCCTTTACCGTCTTTTAATTTGTCGGTAAAACTGCCTAGAAACTGTTGTAAGTCTTTAACGAGCATTATAATAATCGTCTACTTGTTTTGCCAATCTCTTGTTATCTGTCTTTAACTCTTGATTTTCTTGTACAAGTTTAGCTGCAACTTCATTGTTGGTGTCATTAATAGCTCTTAATTCTTTAACCCTTTGTCTTAAGGTTTCTATAATTTTTTCTAAATCATGATCACCACGATCATCTTTTACTTGTTGTAAATTTATTATTTTGTTATCTTTCATACTATTGACAATATAGGATAGTTACCTTAAATTGTCAATATGGGTGTTCCAAAAAGATTAACAGAAATGCAAAAAAGATTTGCAGAATATTTAGTATTTAACGAAGGACGTACGACTGGCGCAGATGCAGCAATAGCTGCTGGCTACAGTGAGAAACGTGCTAGAGTTGAAGCATCAGAATTACAAAATCCTAGACTATCTCCACTTGTAGTACAATACATAGGAGCATTACGAGAAGAAAAACTTAAAAAATACGAAGTCACTTACGATAAACACGTAGCAGAATTAGGTAAAATTAGAGAGGAAGCTTTAAAGAAGGGTGCTTTTTCCGCTGCAACCAACGCCGAAAAAAATCGTGGCATGGCTGCAGGATTATACATAGACCGAAAAATAATAAAAACAGGTAAACTAGAAGAGCTATCAGAGGAAGAATTAGAATTAAAAATGCAAAAAATATTAGATGACTACGCACCGATTCTGAATGCAAAGGTTGTTGACGCATTACCAGAGGAAGTTATTGAATCTTCGTCATCTTCTTCACCCAAGAACGAGGAATCATCGTCCGATCCCCAAAAGTAAAACTACCATCATCTTCTTTATCGTAAGAAGCAAATAGTTTTATAGAATTTTTATCCTTAGAGTATAACCAACCCTCATTAACAGGTTTAGCTAATTTCATTTTATCAAACTCTTTATCAGTGGCCCATCCAGAGTCACTAACACAATCTATCCACTCCACTCTAACTTTAGGAAAGGGTATGTCTGGAGTTACAGTTGAGGCAATAGCTTTTCTTCTTTTCCTAGTCATGATGTATATGTATGTGAAAAGTTTTAAAAAAACAATGAAAATGAAAAGCCTCGCGTGCTGGCAATCCTAAATATTGCCATAGGTAGACAAAATAATCTGTCACCTTAGACATAAAGTGTCTACCTGAGTGTCTACCCTAAAGTCAATAAAATCAATGCTTCTAGACGAAAGTGACAGAATGACACTTTTTCTAGAGTAGTTTTTATTTTTTTTTTTATTTTTTTTACCATACATATACATTGTCTATAGTACAGCTTTATCTGCCATAGTTTTGCCATAATGTAGATCCATTACTGCCAACTTTTCTTCTGCTTGTGACATTTTGTCAAGTAATTTATCTATTTCTGCCGTAATGTCTGGGTGTTCTGGTATTACTAACTCATGTTCACTGTAGCACTTTATTTTGTATTTAGCGTCCTCTATCTCTGCATTGTATCTGCAGATTAGAACGTTTCTAAGTTTACTATTCATTTTTAAAATCCTCCGCTTTCATTGGTGTTGTTTTTTCTTTCTCATCAAACTGTATCTCATGATACATGTCTAATCTTTTTAAAAACTTGT